ATTGACTGAAAGGAGTGACAGACAGACGGACAGACAGACAGACAGACAGACAGACAGACAGACGGACGGACGGACGAAGCGCCGCCGTAAAAAAGCCCCCACATGGGGGGCTAATTCACTAGCTAATTAGTTAGCTAAATTGGCCTAACTGAATCAAACCTTGATTATACTTCCAAGGCTTAGCGCCTTCAATTTTTAGCTTATAGTGCTTGAGTATATCACAAGCATCTTGCCTATATTGTTTAAAGTCTGCATGGTTGTTGATATCCTCCAGCTTAACTGGCTGATGTTTGCCTCCGCGTTCCTCTACTATGTCAAAATAAGCGTTTATAACTAGCGTCATTTGACGGGGTAGTTTGATTGTTGCCGGTACAGTATCGAACATGATTGAGCCACTGGTTGATTTGCCTGTCGCAATCATGTTAGTGGGTCGTACTGCGGTTACTTCGTTAGCTGATCTAGCCATAATGTTTCCCTTATATAGTTAGTTAGTTTAACTGGCTAGGAACCTTATCCCCTAACCAGATAAACATTAGATCATGATTAGCTAATAGGGTCAACTAGTTTAGCTATATAACTATATTTATATTTCCACTAGCCTAGGCTATAGTTGGCATAGTCCTTGTCTATGCAGTTTCCATGCCAAGGGTATAGTTGGCATAGGAATTGCTAGACCCCCCATACCCCCTAACCGCAGCTCTACCCACCCGCCCACTCACCTTTCTTGGTTCCAGCCTCATAATCCTCGATACTTTTGCTGTAAGTCCCTATCAAAAAATATTTCGCAAAAAAATTTTACGGATGGGTTTTTGGAGGGTAGTATTCAGATAAATTACCGGGAGCCATGTCTCATGATGCGAAGACGTAGACCTTTAATGCGCCAAGAGGGAGGAACGACCCAAGGTTCACGATTCAACGCCCCTATGATTGGAAACGTTTCTGAAGCTGGGCGTAGTAGTTTATCTGGAATGTCGATACAAGATTTATTGGCAAGGCTTGAAGCACCTACGGTTCCTGATCGTTATGCCGAAGGTGGTAGAACTTATTCTGATAATGACTTAGTAATGATCGAGGAACTTTCTCCGCAGGATGAAATGCAGGCTGAGTACGACGCTGAAATTGCTGGTTTGGGCGGTGGTACTGGGTTAGGTGGTTTTTTCAAAGATTTGTTATATGGAGGTATGGATCCGGAAGAACTTTCCGAGTTAGATTTTACTCCTGAGTTTATGCAAGATTTGCCCGAGGTTCCTGAAGAGGTAGAAATCGCGATGAGTATCGTCGGCCCCGGTAAGGGGAAGGGGATTAGTTCGTTAATTGGTAAAGGGTTAGGTAAAAAATCAGCTGATCCTATACCGTCTCCGCGTGATACTGAAATGGAGATTATGCGGGATATGCTTAAAAAGGGTTCTACTCGTAAACGTCCCGAGGGAGGGTATACGGTAGAAAATTTACGCAGGGCGTATTCAAAACCGCGTATTGACCCAGACCGTATGGCGGCGGGCGGTCGTCCCGGATTATATGCAAATATCCACGCGAAGCGTAAGCGTATTGCAGCGGGTTCTGGTGAGAGGATGCGTAAACCCGGATCGAAAGGTGCACCGACAGCAGCGAACTTTAAGCAGGCTGCAAAAACTGCAAAACGAGCAGGAGGCGGTCATTTAATGAATACGGGTTATTACGGCAAATCGTACAGATAAGGAATCGAAATGTCTTGGACGGATATTGCGAATATTATATTAACGGTTGGGCAAACTGCGTATCAAGCCCGCGAACAGCGTAAAGCACAGGAAGAGGCGCAACGGGCTAATTTAATTGGTCGGTTAACTGTTGAAGGTCAGGCTCCGCAATTAGTTTCAGGTGCTCAGATGATTTCTGATGAGCCGATTATGGGAAGCGATGTATCGCAAATATTAGCTAGTTTGCAGTACGATCCCAATGCAGGGTTTTCGCAGGGAGGCGGTGGCGAAGCGCCAGAGATTCCCCCTGAATTATTAGCTGCATTAATGGCAGAACAACAAGGGCCACAGTTCGCGGCAACAGGTGGGCCGGTCGGTAAACCTGACGATACTTATTATTTTACTGTTGAAGATATACAGGGGATGATGCAAGAACCTGATCCGATGATGCAGGCTGTCGGCGCTGGGTTAATGCAGCAGATGCCACCGGGCGGCGGTATGGTGCCAGCGACTCCTAGTCAAATGCAAATGATGGCCGAAGGAGGGTTAATCGGTAATCAGCATAAGCTCGATAGAAATAATAACGGTAGGATTGATGGGCAAGATTTTGAAATTCTTCGACGTGCGGAGGGTGGTATAACCTCCGTAAAAAAGTTTAATCCGTTATACCGAGAAGACGGTGGGATAAGCGATGAACGCTTATCAGATATTTTTAATCGTAGTCCTTACGGAACAGGGGTTCCTATGGATATAGGATACGATAAAGAATCGGCACTAACTCCAACAGATGCCGCCGCAATTATAACTAGTGGTGTTCCTGTGGTTGGAGATATTTTAGGGTTAGTTGCAGACGCTGATATGTATGCTCGAGACCCTGAGTCTAGGAATATTTTAAATTACGTTTTAAGCGTAGCGTCGATGTTGCCGATTATTCCTGCAGCATCACTATTAAATAACCGTTATACGTCGACTATGGTTCCAGACGATCCTGAAGAATATTTACAAGGATTGTTGCAAGAAGAGCAAGCCAGCGAACTTAAAGGGCTTTTATCGGAAGTTCCATTTAGTGGAAAACTTTCGAAAAGGGAGTTCGATAAAAGATTAAGACGCCACGAGCAGTACTTAGAGGATTTAGAAAAAACGACAGGATTAACTAGGCAACAACGTTTAGACAGAGACTACCCTGTAAGCGTTTACCATGGTACAAATTCTGCAGACGAGATCGACAATTTCGATCCTTCGTTATATGCTAACAAAGGAACGTTTCTAACAGAATCCCCGGCGTTAGCTTTTAGTTATGGCAACTCTGTAATGCCTTTACGAATAAATGATTCAGGCTTTGCTGTTGTAGACTTTAGAGGCAATAATTGGAATAATCCCCCGGAAGATGCGACATTGCGATTACCTGACGGAACGGAGATATTTTTAAAAGATTCTAACGTTTTTAACACAGACGATATTGCGAGTCTTGCAGAAAAATTAAACATCCCCGGTATTCGATTAAAAAATATTGTTGATATTGGGTCGGATTCTAATCTTAAAGGCCCAGACTTTCGTGAGGAGTTAATTGAGTACGGAGAAAACCTCGAAAAGTATGATCAGTTTATTGTTATGGATTCTAGTCGAATAAGGTCTACTTCAGCGAAAGCAGATCCAAAACGAAAGAGTTCCGAAAACATTTTAGCGGCAATAGCCCCAGTAGGGGTTGGGTTAGGAGGAAGTGCTTACCTTGTAAGTAGCCGTTCTCCAATTACAAACGAAGACGAAACTTAGGAGTATTTATGAAAAGACAAGGCTATAACGCACGACTCGATGATTCTTTAGGATCGAAAAACGGCAAGAAAAAGCAGTCGATGAAATCTCGTCGAAAGGAAAGCAAGGGTACTGAAATGGCTATGGGTAAGCCAGCTTACTCCGGGGATTCTATGATGATGGCCTACGGTGGCAGTCCTAAGAAAATGAGAAAGGGTGGTAAAACTTATCGCGGCGCTGGCTGTGAAATACGCGGCTAATGTCTAATAAAGTTTTAGAAGATCTTCGCAATGTAGACTTATCTTACTTATCAAAGGAAGAAGCTAAAGAGTTCACGATTCTTTTAGAAGAACTTGAAAAGCGAGAACGTCAAGAAAAGTCTGCCGCGAGCTTTTACGACTTTGTGAAGATGATATGGCCCGAGTTTATCGCGGGCGCACACCACAAACGAATGGCCGAGGCTTTCGATAAGATTGCCTCAGGCGAATCGAAACGTCTAATTATTAATATGCCTCCTCGACATACGAAGTCTGAATTTGCTTCGTACTTGTTTCCTGCATATTTATTGGGTAAACGTCCCAAGTTAAAGATTATCGAGGCAACACACACGGCTGACTTAGCTATAAACTTCGGTCGTCGTGTTCGTGACTTGATTGAAAGCGAAGAGTATGCAGAGGTTTTTCCCGGTACTCAGCTAAAAGCTGACTCTCGTAGCGCCGGTAAGTGGAATACGATGCAAGGGGGGCAGTACTATGCGGCGGGTATTGGTGGTGCATTAGCTGGTCGTGGTGCTGATTTGTTTATTATCGACGATCCGCACTCTGAACAAGATGCGTTTTCGGATAAAGCGTTGGACGAAGCCTACGAATGGTATCAAACAGGCCCTCGACAGCGTCTTCAGCCGGGAGGAGCTATCGTTGTTGTAATGACTCGTTGGTCTAAAAAGGATGTAACGGGTCGTTTAATTAAAAAGATGACTCAAGATAAGGGCGGGGATAAGTGGGAACTAATAGAGTTTCCTGCGATACTACCTTCCGGTAAACCGTTATGGCCTGAGTTTTGGAGTCTTGAAGAATTAGAAGCAACTAAATCGTCTATTCCTCCGTCAAAATGGGCTGCTCAGTATATGCAGCGCCCAACTGGGGAAGGTATTTCAATTATTCCAAGGGATTGGTTTAAAGTTTGGCCACAAGATCAACCTCCTTCTTGTCAATATTTAATACAAAGTTACGATACTGCGTTTTTAAAATCTGAACGAGCCGACTTTACTGCGATAACAACGTGGGGAGTGTTCTATCCTGAAGGAAAAATTGGAGAAGATCTGTATACGGGCGAAGAAGCCCATATTGTTTTATTAGATTGCGTAAAAGAGCGGTTCGATTTTCCTGAATTAAAGCAAGAAGCTCTGCGGTTATACGAATACTGGAACCCTGATTCGGTAATTATTGAGACAAAAGCCTCTGGAATCCCGTTAACACAGGAGTTAAGGCGATTAGGTATTCCGATTAACACATATTCACCTAACAGAGGGCAAGATAAGATCGCAAGATTAAATTCTGTTAGCCCTATTTTCCAAGATGGCAAGGTTTGGGTGCCTGAGACACGTTGGGCCGAAGACTTAATGGACGAAATTAGCGATTTTCCTAACGGTGAGAACGATGATTTGGTTGATGCGACAACATTAGCCTTAATGCGGTTCAGAACGGGTGGATTTTTGCAGTTAAAAAGTGATTTTTCGGAAGAAGAAGAGTATTATCCGAAACTTAGGGTATATTATTAACAAAAATCTAGGTAAGGTTGCCAATTATGGCTGATATGCAAGATTATTTAGACGATTCTTTCGCCGAAATTGAAATTGAAGGGGTTCCAAACTTCGAAGACGGTGTAGAAATCTTTTTTAACGAAGAAGGCGAAGGAACTTTAGGGTTTGACCCTGACGAAGAGTTCGAAATAGATTTTAATGACAACCTTGCAGAGTATTTAGACAACGGTGAACTTGGAAAAATCGGTTCTAAGTTAATTTCTGCGTATGAAGACGATTTACATTCTCGACAAGACTGGTACGAAACGTTTAAGGACGGTCTTGAGTTATTAGGTATAAAATCAGAGCCTAGAAGCGAGCCGTTCCAAGGTTCAAGTGGTGTTTATCACCCTTTACTTGCCGAAGCGGTAACTCAGTTTCAAGCGCAAGCCTATAAAGAATTATTACCTTCTGGTGGACCTGTCGACACCCAAGTTATGGG